GTTGTGACCTTTAAAAGGGTGGATCATCTGCATAGGCAGTGCGAAGTGATTCTTGAAATGCGGTGACGACCACATCAATCAAGGTCGCCCACTCCACCTGCGTGAAGTCAGACAGGTCAGTTTTGGCAAGCGACTCAACGTACTCACCCCCCGTTTGGCAGGCCACTGCCAGCGCGTTGATTTCGTGTTTGTTCGGATCAATCATTCCCTTGAGCCTTGCTGCAATTTGTTGACATGGGTGGGAGCACAGCTTGACTGGCGGTGCGAGGTGGCGGTTGTGGCGCGGCCCTGCAAACACAAAGCCCCGGGCGTCGCGCCTGCAAATAGCGCACATCATGAAAGTACCCCTCCCTCAAAAGCGTGCGCCGACGATTTCGGTGTATCGCCCGCTTGGCCGAACGGCAATCTGGGACGGACACTTCAGTCGCTGCGTGACGGACAAAGCCTCATCAACGCCGCGCGGAAGTGGCACGCCGGGTGCCCGGTTAGCCCACCAACTCGCTGCCTTTTGACGCGGATACCCCTGGTGCTCGATGCACACCCACTCAGTGTGGGAACTCAGGCCACTCCAGTAGTCGACTCGCATCGAGGGCGGTTTGCCCGGTTTGTCGTGCCGTGCATAGCTCACCCGGGTCACCGGCACCCACTCGGGCGGACCGCCCGAGAGGATGTCCAGCGCGCTGGCCTTGGCATTGATCTTGATTTGTGGCTCGGGAAACATGTGACCACAGTCTGGGCACTGGCGAACGGCCGCATGCACGATGCTGTTGCACTCTGGGCAGGCTTTGGTGGGCGCGTCCCCTTCCTCACCCGCTTTGGGTGTTTTGGGCTTGATGGCGTCAATCGGCCCGTGGCGGGCGATGTTGCCTGCAAAGTCGAGCACCAAGCAGTCGCTCTTGCCCGCTGCGAGTCGACAGCCTCTACCAACAATCTGGACATACAGACCAGCCGACTTGGTGGGCCGTAGCATTGCCAGCAAGTCCACCGCAGGCGCGTTAAAACCGGTTGTCAGCACATTGGCGTTGGTCAGGCACTGAATACGGCCAGCCTTGAAGTCGTTGATGATGGCCTCGCGCTGCGCACTGGGCGTCTCGCCCACGATGGTCTCGCAACTCACCCCTCGGGCGCGCACCGCATCGCGAACGTGAAACGCATGGTCCACACCTGCACAAAAAATCAACCAGCTTTTGCGGTTGGCCCCGTAAGAGAAGATCTCATCCACAGCGCTTTGCGTGATCGCGTCTTGGTCGATCGCTAGTTCCAGATCCTTGGCAATGAACTCACCACCCCGGGTGCCAACACCCGTGACATCGAGTTGTGTAGCCATTCGCTTGGAGATCAGGGGCGAGAGGTAGTGGTCGTCGATCAGTTCCCGCACAGAGACCTCATAGGCGATGTCCGTGAAGATCGCCTCATCTCCCTCATGCAGCAGGCCAGAGTCCAGGCGGTAAGGCGTGGCCGTGAGCCCAATTACCTTCATCTGGGGATTGAGCCGGGTGAGATCGGAAAGAAAGCGCCGGTACATGGTGTTCGACGTACGCGGAATCAGGTGGGCCTCATCGATGAGCACCAAGTCGCACTGCTGCACGTCGTAGACCTTTTTGTGAATCGACTGGATTCCTGCAAAAAGGATCTGCGCTCGGATTTCACGCTTTTTAAGCCCAGCGGAATAAATACCGGCTGGCGCTTGGGGCCAGAGTTTTTTGAGCTCGGTGAAGTTTTGCTCAATCAGCTCACGCACATGGGTCACGATCAGGATGCGCTGGTCGGGGAATGCTTTGAGCACACCCTCAACAAAGGTCGCCATGACCAGTGACTTGCCCCCAGCCGTCGGGATGGTGATCAGGCAATTTCCGGAGTACTCTTCGTAGTACCGATAGATGGCATCGATCGCAGCGCTTTGGTAGGGGCGAAGGCTTATCATTTTTCATTTCTCCGTTGCTTTGCATGCAGGGCCAGGTGTTCTCTGGCCGACATGACAGCGAGGTTTTCAGGTGCATTGTTGTGTTTGTTCTCGTCCAGGTGATGGACATGCTCGTCACTGCGCAAGGGCCTTCCCAACATGTTTTGCGCAACAACACGGTGCTCATGACGGCCGAAGAACTTTCGGTAAGTCGATGGCTTGACGGCCTCAAAGCGATTGAGCTGCGCCTGGCGGTTATTGGCCCGGCGAATCTCATGCGGCGTCACGTATGCGGGATCACCCCATCTGCGCAGTCTTTGCGCATGCATGCCGCAGTAGCCAAGACCACCTTTTTCAGTCGTTTGCTCGCAGCCCTCGTGTCGGCACCTCTGGGGTAGCTTGGCTGCGCTGCGCACTCGTGGCGACGACAACTCTCGCGCCAAGCATTCGCAGGACTGAACCGAACGGGCCGATAAGTTGCCTTTGACTGCCAAGTGAAGATTGCCGCAGTCGCACATGCAGACCCACAAAATATCACCACTCCTGGAGCGGTTTGCGCTGTCGCCAAGAACGGTCGATCTTCCCGAACGAAAGCCAGTCAAGTCACGTTTGTTGGCCATGTTCGACTCCCGAGTGCTTGTTCAAGCCAGCGTCGCGCCAGCGCTGTCCACTTGGAAACTCGTAGTCCACCCAGTCATGTCCCGCGTCCACTTGAGCGGCAGGCACCAGCGGCGGCAGGTACAGGTGCTGCTCGCACCCCGTGCGCTGGTCAACCTCGCTCAGGCGTTTTTGATGCCGCTCACAATGCCAACCACCATCAACGGGTGTTGAGTGCAGACATGTACGGCAATTGACCGCAGGTGCCACCACGCTGTTGCCGCTTGGGTGGCACACCGGTGCGTGATCACACATACGGCACTGATACCAAGTGGGCTCCTCACTGACGCGAGCCAATGGGGTCTGGGCAAAGATGATTCGCTGGGCTTTTTCCAAAAGTTGACTGGCATAGCTTTCATCCGCCTCCACACGCTCGACATACAGGTCATCGGTGTCCTTGTTCACAGCCAAGTACATCGCTCGGGTAATGCCCATCAGGTGCATATAGATCTGCATCTGGGCAAAGTGCTGCGGCTTAGACTCACGCACCTTCTTGGCGACCAGATCACAGAAGCTCTTGTTGGAGTGGGTTTTGAACTCCAGTACATGCCACGCCTTTTGGGCTTCGAGCAAGTTGATGGCCACGCCGTCCAGGGAGCCACCAAAGTGCCCGCCGTGCGCTTGCACTCGAAACTGGCGACCGGTTTCTGGGTCTACCTCGAGTACGGTTGCACCGGTGCGCCGCAGGTTGAGCACCATGCGGGCCTCTTCCAGTTGGCCGGTTTCAAACAGGCGCAGCAAACGACCCGGGTGCTTGCTGCGCGTGACCCAGCGAAAGTCATACCAAAGCGCGCGCTCGCATTCTTTGCCGATGAGGGATGCGCCCAAGTGGCTGCGAAAGCCTTCGCTGGCATCTTGCTCATAGGCGGCAAAGATGGCCTCGCGGGTAAGGCTCGTGATGACGGGCAGTTCAGCCATGGCTTCCCCCTTGGCTGGCGTGCAAATCCCGTGCGCGCTGAACAAGGCCAGCCCACTCGTCGTCATTGCACTGCCCACGAACCACTTCAATCAAACTGTCCTTGAACGCATCACGGCGCTTTGGCAGGACCCGCTTGTCAAAGGTGGCCAGATGCACGCCCACTTGGGCCAACTCCTGCTGCTTCAAGCGCAGCGCGGTTTTGGCCCGGTGAAACCACGCCGCATCCAGCGTCTTTTTCTCCGTCTGCCGCCGGATGTCGGTCGTGGCGATTTGGATGCGAATCGAGGCAATCTCGCCTTGCAGCGCCGCCATCCGCTCCCGACAACCCTGTGCCGAGTCCGGCAGGTGGACCGGGTCTGGCACCCCAGAGTGCAATTGAAAGTGTTCGTGCATGTGGGTGGGCATGTGCTTGAACCTTAGGCTTGGCGCTTCCAAGGCAGCCCATTAGCGGCTGGCGTTGACACGGCAACGGCAGGCCGGGCTGGCGGATTGGCTGGGCCGGTGTTGAAGGTCGGTGCATTGGCAGCTTGCCCTCCACGCGGCAGGTAACGGATGGAGTTGGACTCGCCGTACATGCCTTTGGGCGGGCGCACCCGAACATCAGCGATCAGTGGGATGAGATGCAATTGCTCGGAGTTGCTGACCTGTAACTTTCCAACGGCGCGGCAAATTGACGATAGCGTTTGCTGTGCGATCTTGACGGCCTCTGCGTTGGCGTTGATCAGGTTGAGGCGATCAAAGAGTCTGCGCCCGGCGTACTGTCCTTCAATGACATCCACTTCAAGGTACAGGTACTGACCCATCCCGTCCTTGGTGGCGCGCATCTCACTGGCGACGATCTGTGAAAGGTATTTGCCGGGGGGCAGGACGTCGTAGCTGTTGCTGGGCTCGATGGAGGATGCGTCGAAGGTTTGACCGAATGAAGCCATGGTGATTTTTCCTATTGCAATTTCAGGTGATGGTGGTGGTTGGGGGAACTGTGGTGACTTGGGTGGTTGGGGTGGCTGGGGTGGCTGGTGCGGCGGTGAGCATGGGTTTGATCACATCGGGCATGGCTTGGGCGAAGGTCTGCCAATCCAGGGACAGGGTCTCTGGCAAGCCATAGCGGTTTTTGGCCAAGAAAGCGGGCCGCTCGGCGGTGTGGATCACGCGCTCGCCCGAGCCCATGGCGCGGTTGACCTTTTTGTTGAAGCCGACATCTGCCTTGACAGTAGAGATCCGGTAGTTGGCAAACAACACGATGTCGGAGTGCTCTTGCATCAGAGCGGCAGCGCGGGTGTGCAACTTGATGACGTAGCGGTCGTAGGGGTCGTGCTCGGGCGAGTCAAAGCGCTTGATGTCGGTGTGGGCGATCTGCACCACCGTCATGCCACGGTCATCTCGCAAGGCGTTGAGTCCGTCGATGTACTGACGCCACAGGCTTAGTGCCGCAACATAGCCCTTGCCATAGCCAGCGTCTTCAATCGAGTTCCACCCGTTGTCGCGACAGGCTTTGCCCCACACAAGTGGCTCAAGCCAATCGACGCTGTCGATGACCACGGTTTTGAAATCATGGTCTTCCGTGTACAAGGAACTCAACGCCTCAATCACCTCTTCATAGGTGCGGGCCAGCGGAAAGTGCGGGGTTGAAAGCGTTGCCAGTCCATCTTCCGTTTGCACAAATACGGGCTTGTTGGCTTCGGCGGCGAAGGTGGTTTTACCAACGCCAGCAACACCGTGAATCAGGATGCGAGGTGGCTTGGGTGCGTTGGCACGGGTCAGTTGGGCGAGCGTCATGGCCATCACACACCCCCACCAAAGTGGCTGTCATTGGCAGCGGCGGGCACTTCGCCCGAGACGATCTGCTCGAGCTTGTAGCTGGGCTTGCCGGTTTTGACAGTACGGGCTGGCTCGAACAGTTCGCGGATACCGGGCGGCCAGGCGGTGTACTTGGACTCGGCAACTTTGATCTCGATGCCAACGTAGTTCTCTGGATCTTCGCCCCACTTACGCAAGGCTTCAACGGCTTCTTTGAGCTTGACCTGGTTGTATTCGGGGCGCTTGGGCAGATCGGCGACGATCAAATAGCCGTCGACCTCAAAGCGCACAGTGCCGGTGGACTTGCCAGCCTCTTGACGAAGTTGCTGGGCCTGTTGTGCAAAACGATTATTCAGCGTTGAGTGCAGCGCCGCTTCGTAGTGTCGCGCGGTATCACGAACTTCACTGACCAACCTGATCAGGTGGTCCAGTTGGGCAAGTGACAAAGCATCAAGCTCCGCCATGGAAAGCTGGCCGATTTCATCAAGCACAGTGGGTATAGCGATCATATTTTTCTCTCTTTCAATGGGCTTTACGAGGGGCAGGTTCTGCGGTGCGCAGCCGAGCACGGATTTCGGGTGGCTTCAAAGAACTACTTGTTCGTATGGCCAGATACCGATAGTTGTTGTCTGAAATACGCTGGCTGAAAAGATGTACCAGTCCGAATTCGCAAGCGATCCAGGCCCTACGAGCTACGGCATGAATACGTGCGCGCTCCCTGGTAGAGCGGTCACTGCTGATTTCTGAGCGATCCCGCAGTAACAAGCCCTCGTGATAAAGAATGGCCTGACCAATTGATGCACTGGCAATCCAGTCGCACAGGTTTGCCTCGCTCAAGGCAACAGTCGGGCAATAGACCTTGCGCTCCTGCATGAACGGCTCCGGGTCTGGAGGCAAACCCAGGTGTGCCTGGGTGATTTCGAGAAGTCTTGTTGGTGCTAACAATTTCAGGCTCCATCAGCGTGTTGATCAATTGGCTACAACCCAACCGAGTGTGTTGCCGTCTCTTGCTATCGCGCTGATGGCTGAGCTAATTGCTCTTTGCTTTTCACGCGATATGTAGGTTCTTACTGGTTGAGGTCATGGTTTTTCTCAGGCCACTTTGGCCTGCGACATTGGGCTCATGCCGCAGACTTAAAACCGAACATTCGAAGGTGCATTTGCATTTCAGTGACGCGTCGATAGAACGTGGCACTGGACATGCCACTGGCTTTGCAGGCACTGGACAAGTCGAGGTGGGCATCAAGCAAATCGAAAAAATCGATTTGCTCTTCCTTCATGTACCTGCGGGCTTTATCCATATCCAAAAAAGCCATGTAGACACCGATCAGATCGGGGTCATCAGCCCACATCGGCACCACGTTGTCGTCGAAGTACCGATCAGGTTCCCCCACCTGCGCGTCATTGGCCGCTTCACTGCCTCCTGAGAAGAAGCACATGCGCGCGCGGTCCTTCATCAGCCCATCGAGCACCTCGACGGCCCGGTGTTGGGAGACAACGCCGGTGTATGTGTTGGCGCAGGCGCGTTGCGGATCAAAACTTGGAGCCCGCTCAATCAAGTCGAGCAGTAACTCTTGCTGCATGTCTTCTCTGTCGGCGCTAGGAAGGCCCAAGCGGGCCGCTAGGCGGTAAGTTCGAGTTGCCGCTGCAGCGATAGCTGCGTCGAGGTAGATTTGGTCAATGGTTTCAGTTTTCATTTTCTTTTGCCTTTGCGCGTTTAGTCAATGGTTAACGATATAGTTGAAGAAAAGGCACCCGCAGGTGCCCGCTGTTTGGTGCCCTGTTCAGTTGGCCTTGTTATCCGACGGAATCATTCCGTAGCGCATCATGCGCACTTCAATGAATGCCGGACTGACCCCAAAGTGCGGAGCCAAGACGCGTGTAAACGACCAGCAGTCCATGTCATAGGTGACTTCAGACCAAACAATCTTTTTTTCACCATCCGGTGTCTCCGCGAAGAGTGTGTCTTCACCGTATTTGATTTCAAGCGCGTGTTTGGGAGTTTCTTCCATCACCGCGTCCCACAACAGTTCACGCGGCACCAAGAGCGAACCCATGAATTCATTGGCGCGAAGTTCTGCAAATCGAATATGCGGTGGCAGAAGGTTGTCCGCTTTTTGCAATTGGGCTTGCGTTTCTGTCACCAGTCTAAAAGCCCGAACAGTACCGCTTTGCATCAAATCTGCAAGCGGCTGATTCTGGTGGTGCGACACAAGCGCTGGACCATCAAAAATTGCATGGCCCATTTCATGGGCCAAGGTCGACAAGCGCAGTTCTTCGCTCATGCCTGAGCCCGCAGGGGATACGCACACCGACACGGCATCGACCGAACTATTAGGGGTGAATTCAAACACCCCAAACACGGGATTGTTGTCTTCATCATGGACCTGGTGGTCAAGATCCAACCAGACATCGTAGGCCACGCCATTTACATTTAGTTCGTTGATCGCTGCAACATCTGAAATGGTCAATGCGCGGCGGTCAGAAAGCCCAAGTTGCTTGCGCACCTGAGCAGCCACCCTTTCGATGTCTCCATGGTTGGTGTAATAAGGCTCATAACGGTGGTTATGTCGATAGTGCAGTTTGAGGGCGGGCATAGGTGAGTCTTACGGTTTCTTGTTGATGGCACGATACAGACGAACGACCTCGGCGACTTCATCTTGCATGTCGGGGGGCAGACGGGATGCCTCAATGAACAACTCATCCTCGCTCAAGCCAAGGATGGTTGCTGCTTTTTCGATCAATTCATCTTTCGGGGGGTTTTCACGCCCCGTTTCGATGCGAGACCAGTAGGCGGGACTGATCTCCAGTTGCCGAGCGAATTCGGTCAGCGTCATGCCGACTTCCTCTCGCTTGGTGCGCACATAGGTGCCAAATGGGTTCATGAAAGTCCTATATTGTCGTTACGTCATTGCATTATAGCGCAATGACAAAACATCTTGCAAGCGGGGCGTGAAGGGGCAGGTCTGCCAGCTAGTGCCCTGAGAAAAACACCCAGTCGGGGCGGTATGAACCTACATGACCACTCCAAAACGCACCCCAACACCAACCCCGCCCGTCGAGCCAAGCCCTATGGCTGTCATCGGCGCAATCCTGGCCCAAGGCGCAATTCGCATGCTGGATCGCCAGAAACGCGAAGCTCAACTTGCTAAGCGCGCCGAAGAGAGCGTTCATACAGGTGATTCAACAACCAAGGA